GTTACCTATGTATAATAACTTTTAGGAGGTAATGAATATGTGGATTGATTTTTTTATCTGTCTATTTCTCGGAATGTTTGGAGTACATAAATTCCGGGAGAAAAAAATCGGTATTGGTATCCTCTATTTGTGTACTATGGGCCTTTTCGGTATCGGATGGTTTATAGACTGTATCCGGTATTTAATGGCTGCTCTTAGGGGAGAAAAGTTAGACAACTCCAATACCCCCCCCCCGAATTATCAGAAAATTCCAGATCTATTTTACTTCCGGATGGAACCTTGCCAATAGTTATTTATTGTTCGCTGGCCTTGCAGGATGGAGAATGTTGCCATTACTCTGCACCTGCAAAACGGATCATCCCCAGGGAAAAAACTGTTGGCTATACCAGCGGCAGCGCCGGTGTCAGTTTCCGGGTTGCTAAAGGCGTTACACTTCGCACTGGTTCCAGCCGCGGATCTGCGATTAAGAAGAATGTTCTGGAGGAAAATCCGGGAACCCTGCGAATCACAAATCATCGAATCATTTTCACGTCTGTAAAAGGGGGATTTGATAAAAAGATTTCCAATCTCTCCACGGTGACAGAAGCAGACGACGGACTTGTGCTGCAGTTCGGCTCTCAAATGTTCATGCTGGAGCTAAAGGATGGAGGAAAGGCATATCAGATTTTATCTTTTCTTGCAAACGCATGACCTATGAACAACACACTCAGTTTTTCCGCTGTGTGTGTTGTTCTTTTTTCCAGTCATAGAGATTCTTTGGCTGGAGCTATCATCATTCTTCGTAATCTGTCATAGATGGCAATAGCGTGTATAATACTTGCGTTCTCATGCAGATTATCACCCGTCCATCCCAGGAAGTCTTTCACCATATTGTCCGCCTCTGTTACTACTTCCGAAAGAATCTCCTTTAGCAAATGGTTTTCTTTCTGCAATTCTTCATAGCTGGCTATTTTTCCATCTGCTTTGATTGGCTGCTTTGCAGGGGCATATGTTGTTCTTTCCTCTGCCGCCTCCTGGCTTTTAAAACGAGGCTCATATCTTGCTGCAAACTCAGATCCATGTGAAAACTCCATTTTCTGTGCGAGATATTCACAGCCCTTATATGTAATTAGATAACGGATTGACTTATATCCCTTTCTGTTCTCGTAGGATTCCTCCCGGAAATATTCGTCCGGATTTATGGACCGTCTCCGCATACTGTTTATATGCCTTTCAATGGACTTTTTCAAATTTGCGTGTTCTACCTCTGCCATCCCTGCCGCCTCTTGGGATGTAATTGTCATTTCTGCCATACGTTTTGCCTCCCTTATTTATCTTTCAGTTCCATCAACGCGCTATAATGTGCCTCACATATTCCGGCCGCATACTCTACCGCATAGGACATATCGGCTGCTGTCAAGGCCGGATCTGCTTCTCCCTGGATATTCGCTAATGTCACAGATATTGCTTTAAGTGCAGAAAAAAGAGCCAGGGATTCTCTGCTTATCTTCTCCAATAACGCCATATTCTCCATATTTTTGCCTCCTTTGAAATTCACATTTGTAACTTACATTTATATTATAACTCTCTAATGTGAATCCGTCAATATTTTTATTTCACTTTTCGGCGTCGGATATGTGTTTTTCGTAACGGTTACTGTCGCGTTATTATAACCGTTATTACTGGAAATTCTTTATTCTTCGGGGATTGATAATGGGAGAAGTCCCAGAAATGAACATAATATATATTTATATAATTATTAGGTTACGGTGACGGTATGATCTGTTATAAAAACCGTTATTATAACGCCTCAGTAACCGTTATTCTTATAAATGTAATGTACATATATACAATAGGAAGAAACCGCTTCATTTTCTCCGGAGGCTTATGGAATTACTGGCATTTCTTTTGGAGAGATACGTTATAATAACCGTTATTTCTAAACAGTGTATTTTGTGACAAAAACCGTTATTATAACATCTACATAACCGTTATTTTCCAAAAGAAAAAGCCCCTCTACCCGGAATGGATAGAGAGGCTTCATTTCTGCATATGCTATGGACGGGATTATTCGGTAGCGTTGATGAAATCCAGGCAGTCCAGCTCCCGGTATGCCTCCTCGAATACTTCTTTGGGGCTCCAGGATTCGTACCCGTCTTTGTACTTCACCTTATAGCCGGGCTTCCCGTCTTTTTCTATCGGCTCCGCCTTAATGATTTTCACTCCAATGTACGTTTTCATGCAGCGGATCCTCCTTACATGGACACCTTATCGGCATTTACCCAGCCATGGACCGTACAGCCATTTTCAGTACCCACCAGATGGTACGGATGGGGCTTGCCCTTGCTGATCTGAGTTACCTTTGCCTTGCCGCCCTTGCAGGCGCGGCTCTTTCCATCGGCATAGCTGCTGGTGTAGTGGACGGTACCGGAATACTTCACAATATCCCCCACTTTGATTTCACCGCTGCCGGAGTTCCCGGAAGATCCTGCCGCCGCTCCCTCAATGTCGGAAGCGTCTACCCATCCATGGACCGTAGAACCGCCGCCGGATACCGCCACAAGATGGTACTTGTGCTTTCCGTTGTACACCTGGGTAATCTTAGCCTTGCCAGGCTTGCAGCTCTTTCCGCTGGTAGCATTGGCACTGGTATAGTGCTTATTGCCGGTGAAATTGACGATGGTTCCGACTGCCAGAGAGGATCCTGCTGCAGAACCGCCGGATCCGGAGTTGGTGTCAGAAGCACCGACTTTGGATCCATTCGACAGCACAACTACAGTATGCCCTTTTGTCTTTGTGACAAGAATATCACCTCTCAGCAGGTAATCAGAGGATTTGCAATACTTATCACCCTCCAGAATGTCAAAAGCACCCGTATTCCTCAGCGCGGATACCTCGCCGGATGTACTGAACGAATCCACATTGATACCTGCATACAGCACACAGTTTCTCACACCCTCGGAGCAGTCAACCTCCACTTTCTTTGTTACCTTAGAGGCGTCATAACCGTAAGGCTTTGCGGCTACCGTGAGAGTGCTTCTGTGATCCTGGCAATACCCGATGTTGTTATTGTCGCACATGGCCTGCATATTCCGGGCGATCTTCTCCCGAACCGCCGGATCCTTTGCCCGGATTACGATCCACCCTTTACCATGGAGATACCATGCCTGGGTAGAAACTTCACCGCCGGTCTGATCTCCAGCAGATCCCCCGTTGATACCGCCTTTTTCATTGATTCTTGCGCTTCCAATAAGTACACTCATAGCCTTATTCCTCCTTGCTTATTTCTTTCTTTTCCGGAATTTCTTCCTGGGAATTACCGGTTACATAGTTCTGGACCGCTGTATTCGTGCTGAGCATTTTCCGCATTTCCTCCAGGGCTTCATCCACCAGGCCGCTCACCATATCAAAAGTGAAGATGTCCGCCAGGTAATCAAACCGCTCAATGAACATATTGTAGACATACCGGAGTTTCAGCTTCCCGGTACCGGAACCCAGTTCCTTTTCTGCCTTTGTGACTGCATACAGCAGCCACTCCTTGACAGACTGAATCTGTACGCTGGTGGGCTTCTTTACGAACACATACACGCAATAGCCGCCCACAGCGACAGCCGCAGCCGCGGCCACAATCAAATACCAATTCTCAACTAAAAATTTCATGCTTTCCTCCTTATCCGGCGTCGCCTGGAGCGTTTCTGTCCAGAATACCGCTCGTGGCCTCCTGCCTTTTCTCCTCATGCTCCCGATCCTCCAGCTCATATTGCCGATCCCGGAAGCGTTCCTTTGTGGTCTTGATCCATCCCATCACACCGCACTCTCCGCCGCTGATTGCAAAAACGCAGGTGCAAAGGGTATCCGGTATGCCGCCCGTCCGATAGTACATCCACAGCATTATCCCGATGAATAACAGCAGGAATACCGCGATCACCACCAGGACCACATCCAGCGTCCGGACATTCTTCTTTTTCTTCATGCTGCATACCTCCTAATAGATTTCGTGGACACCTTGCTCCACAAAAAAGTCCTTTTGCTCATGTTTTATCTGCCTGGCATATTCCAGGGCTTTGTGCATATCACCATTGCAATGAGCATCCGGAATCCTGGATACCGCTTCCGCTGTGGCTTCTCCCAGGGCGATTGCAGCTCCAATACTTTTTACCATGAGCAATTCACTTTTCTCCCGGATTATTTCTTTCCGTTCCTTTTCTTTTTCCCGTTTCTCGATACGGTTCTCCAGGAGCCAGAAACAAAATCCGGTTACAGCAGACGGAATAGCCATAGCAATTACCAGCGTGCCTATATCCATGTTAATCCCCTCCTTTCCTTGCAGATTTGCCGCTGTCAGCGACAGTGCGATGTATTCTTAAATTCTCACATTTTGAGCAGGGATATTGTCCTGCTGGAATGTGATTGTTTAAGCAATAGAAACATTTTCCGTACCAGGAACACACCTTTGTACACTCCTCATACCCCATAGCACACATAATCGGTTTGCTGTGTGAGCAGGTAAACAAATTCTTCGTTTTCGGCACTTTCCGGCCTCCTTTCAATTCTTTGCAGAATCATGTCTTGATAAATCTTATCTAAAAGCTCCTGGCAGTCCGCATGGTTCAGCATACCGATGTAGCTGTTGAATACCTGTGTGGCCTCCTGGAGAGTTATTTCCCCTCTCATGTACCGTTCTCTCACGCCTTTCAGATTGCGCTTGATTCTGAGCGTTGTACTCTTTCTGACATTCACTTTGTTGGGCCATACCCGGTATCCAACAAATTCAATCCCCTGGCTGATAGGACGTATGCAAGTTTTCTGGTTCAGCTCCAGCTCCAGGCGTTCCTCCAGGAATTGCCCGATCTGGTCTTTCCAGCACCTTAGCTGCAGTTTGTCATTTCCCAGGATAATCACATCATCCATGTAGCGGACGTAATACTTGATTCCCAACACTCTTTTACAGAATTGATCGAGTGCGTCCAGATAGATATTCGCAAACATCTGGCTCAGCAGGTTCCCTATCGGAATACCCACATCAAAAAGCCGCTCCTCCAGTGGAACCTCCTCCGGCTTCTTTCCTGGAGGCAATCCAAAAGGGGTATGCGGACAGTCAATAATTCCGTATAAAACTTGTAGGACGGCTTCATCCTTGATTTTCTTTGCAAGGATCTCTTTCAGTATGCGGTGGCATATCCGGTAGAAGTATTTACTGATGTCTAATTTCAGATAAAACCATTGCCCGTCTTTCCGATACACCAGCTCCAGCCAGCATTTCAACCGCTGCATAGCTCCCAGGCTACCCCGGCCAGGAATACATCCGTATGAATCCTCGATATATCCTGGCACAAGCATAGGGTTTACTACACGATAGATAGCCCACTGGACGATACGATGTTTGAATCCGATTGACATTATCATTCTCAGCTTCGGTTCATGGACATAAAAGATATAATACTTTTCAATCTCATACTTTCCGCTTAGAATTTCCTCCCTCAGCTCATTCAGCTTTTCCCATGCGTCGCAGTTGTAAGCAAGGACTTCCG